TCTAATAGGTATGAATGTTCTAGCAACAACGGGAGAATCGAGAATTACAGCCACAAATTTAGATAGTAAATATTTACTTATTAATGGCGTTTCAACTTATTCCTCAATAAATCAAAATTTGACTACTGACGGCGCAAACGGAATAAAGCTCACCCCCACTGGTGGATATAATAGTTATTGGAATGTGTTTTTTGATAATGGTGTTCAAACCGCAAAATCGGGAGATACAACAACTGCTATACCTTTATATGAAAGATTAAACCAATTTAATATAATTCCAAATCTAAGAATGCTATTCAAATGTCTATTTAACTTCACAATAACAAACGGAAGCCCAGATATTACATTTTCATTAATCACAATAGTTGGCGCAACAGAAACAAATGTTCAATCATTTACCCAGTCATTTTCTAGAAACGGACATCACAGTTATCCTATAAACTTTAATTGGATAATGAATGGTAATTATGATTTATCATTTAGAATTGAAGCATTAGTATCTGCGGGAGATATATCAACAGACACAACAGATTATTATAGTGTTATTGTAGATGAGGTACAGGCTACGGAATAAATATTTTTAAATAAAATATATTCATTTTATTTAAATTTTAAGGAAATTAGCTAAAATAAGCAAATGCGGTAATAGTTCTACTATCAGCACTTAATAAAATTAATCTTACAGTAGGAGCACAAAATCCAGCAATACAAGCGCCAAATGAACCAGCGCCGATAACAGTTATTTGATATTGTGATGTAAAAAACTCATTTACGGGACTATCTGAAAATTGTACACCAATTGTACATGATCCATCAGCTTTTCCAAAAATAGTTAAATTTGATGAACTTTGAAATGTAGCATTATTAATATTAGATGTTTCATTTTGATTAACTAATACATTATTCCAAAGTTTTCCACCAACAGTCTGGACAATGTCTGAACACACTAACAAAGCACCCGAGGCGTAATTATTACTAAGAATTTCAACATTTGGAGTATTATTAACATTAACATATAAATTTCCAGAACCATCATATTTAGAATTAGTATCTATAATCTGTAATGAATTATTTGTATATCCTGTTGTTGTCCCAACGGGTACAACTTTTACAGAATTAGTATTTACATCAACTATTTGATAAGTAGATGGAAAATTGCCTACATCAACTTTTTGACCACTTATATCAACGACAACTGTTTGACCACTTATATCAACAACAACCGTTTGACCACTTATATCAACTGTTTGACCAGATATATCAACTTTTTGACCACTTATATCAACGACAACTGTTTGACCACTTATATCAACTGTTTGACCCGATATATCAACGACAACAGTTTGACCACTTATATCAACTGTTTGACCAGATATATCAACGACAACAGTCTGACCAGATATATCTACAGTTTGTCCACTTATATCAGTAGTAACACTACCAGAAACAACAACACCATCAGGTACAGTTACTTGAACATATCCATTTACATCAACTGGGTCAATAATAGTAACATTAGATCCGGGACCGCTTGATACAGCATATGTAGTAGATGTTTTATAAATTGTTTGAACATTTAGAACAGTCATGTCACCATCATTAGCAGTTATTTGTAATTTAAAATATCTATCTTTTACAGTTACATTGTAAAATTGTGTATCTGCTTGAACTGTTATTGTTTGTGAAGTTTGATAATCAATATCTACTTTATTTTGTGAATAAATATATGTTAAAATATAACCAGTATCACATTTAATAGATATGGTAATTTGTGCAAAATCAAGGATATTATCATAATTAGAACCCGTAAAGACTTCATCTTCCAATAGAGGAACATTTGTTGAATTAACTATTGATAAACTCATATTATATATTATAATTAGAGATTTAAAATATATGATTATAATATATAAATGGATAGAGTAATAAAAAAGATTTATAGTCAAGATTTAACTGGTTCAGACATACAAATAACAACAAATGGCAAATGTCCAGTTCATTTATATAAAGATTTATTAAATTTTAATTCATTACAAGAAATATTAGGTGAATATAATAAATGTATTGTTTTATTTCCCGTTAAAAGTTCAGAAAATGGTCATTGGTGTGCTTTACTATTTCACGAAGATATTAATACATTAGAATGGTTTGATCCATATGGTTTTAGTTGGAATCAAGAATTAAAATATTCAGAAGATACAAAATGGACACAATATAATATTATTGGTCAATTAATGGATACAGCAAAACAACAAGGAATAATAACTATGTATAATCCGTATAGATTTCAAGAATTAAAAGATGGAATTAATACATGTGGTAAACATAGTTCAATTAGAGTTAGATTTTCATATTTAAAAATAGATGAATATAAGAAACTTATGATGGGTCAAGAAGATTCACCTGATTATTTAGTTACAATATTAACTTTTATAACATTACGAGATAATCAAGTAGAAAAAGAAATAATAAAAAATTGCATTAAAAAATAAACTACATATTTTCTAATTCTCGAATTTCCATTTTAAGACAAGTTATATCAATTTGTTTTTCTCGTAATTCTTTTCTTAATTTTTCTAATTTTATTTTATTTTCATCTTCTTCATTTATTATTTGTATTCTTGTATATGATAAATTACCATCACATTTATGACATTTTATAGTAAGTTGTTTGTGTTTCCAACATTGACAAGAACATTCCATTATATAATTATATTATATTTTTATAATACTTTAACTGCATTTTCTGATATAATACAAGTTGGATACGAGCGTTTTATTACAACCCATCTACTTGGAACATCTTTAAGATAATTTAAATCATCTCTACCAAAACCATAATATCTACGACATAAATTAGATACAGCTGAAAAGTTAGATTTAGGAAATAATACAACTTCTTCTGATTCGTTTAGAATGATCTTAGTAGCTTGATTACCAAGAATAACATGATGAACTGCAATTGTTGTAATATTAGTTGGTGCTCTACCTATTTCATAACATTGGTCTCGAAATATTCTTACAGCATTATTAAGTGCTCTATCTGTAATAGATTCAATATCGTCAAAGATACAGACTGAATTTGGGAACTCAGATACATCTAATGGAGAAGATAAAATTGTATCATCTAATTTAACATAATGTAAATCTTTAATACCCTTAAATGCCGGATCATCTAATTTTGGACTAAATATATATATCTTGTTTTTTGGATATTTTTGTTTGTATGTCTTTAACCATTTAGATATGAATGTTGATTTTCCAACTCCAGCTGGACCAAATACCTCCATTCGACTTGATTCTTGTAATGGTACAGGATTAATTTGTCCTTCTGATCTAGGAATAATATAATTCTTTCTTTCTAAATCTTTTAATAGTTTTTGTGCTTCCTCATATGCTAATTTTAAATTTAAATTATTTGCTAAATAACCAACTTTACTTTCTTTGATTGCTTTCTTTAATATTGCAATTTGAGTAGTTCCAACGTTTTTTAATCCAGTATAGAATGATTTAGGTAGTATCTCGCTTTTATCTAACCCAGTTATATCAGATTTTTCACCTTCATCATCTTTTACATATAACGTTTTTGGCTTCATCTTCTTATTTTTAAATTCTACCTCTGCTATTTGCTGACCTGATTTAAATGATAACATCTATATATAATACTTGTATATTAATATTTTACAACTTATATTTTTTGAAACATGTAAAATATACTAAAATAATTTTATTATAAAAAACTAAAAATTTTTAAACCTACTTAAAAAAATATTTTCTATATATATTATATAATAAAATGGAAAGATCAGTTTGTCCTTGTAATGGTAAATTATACACCCAAAGTCATTATAGTTTACATAAAAAAGGTAATTGTCATCAAAATTGGGAACAAAGTATTACAGAAGAAATAAAAAGAGAACAAGAACAAGAACAAGAACAAGAACAAGAACAAGAACAAGAACAAGAACTAAATTATTTTATTGATAGTGATGGTGAAGAATATACATTAAGAA